TTACGTGCTTGATCCTCCCACCACCCGCAACCGCGGCTTCAGCATCTCGCCCACGGCGTTGACTCCGGCGCGAAGCGGCGCGTCGATCAGATGGGCGTAGCGCTGGGTCGTGCCGATCTGCGTGTGGCCGAGGAGGCGGCCGATCATTTCGAGCGACGCACCGCCGGAGACCAGTAGGGACGCGAAGGTGTGGCGCAAGTCGTGGATTCGGACGTCGGGGATCTGGGCGACCTTCTGCATCTTCGGCCAGAAGCGCTTGGGATCGCCAACCGGCTGGTCGGGCACGTCGCCCGGGAAGAGGAACGGGCAGCCCTTCGGCACGATTTCCCGGCGGAGACGGATCAGGGCCACGGCCTCGTGCGAGATCGGTACGCGGTGGATGCGGCGCTGTTTGGTGTAGGCGGCCTGCTTGGTCCAGATCGCCAGATCGAGGTTGAACTGGTCGAAGGTGGCCGTGCGGACCTCGCCCAGCCGGGCGCCGGTCAGCATGCAGAGGCGGATGATGCTGGCCGCGCGCTGATCCTCGTCCACGGCCAGGGCGTTGGCCAGGCGTTCGATCTCCTCGAAAGACAGGAACCGATCGCGGGCGACCTCGGGCCGACGGCGGAAGCCGAAGGCCGGGTTGTCAGGGCGCATCTTCCACAGCATGGCGAGATTGAACATCTTGCGCAGCATCTCGCCTGCGCGGTTGGCCCGCACCGGCGTTGGCTTCGGCGGGGCCAGCTTCTTGCGCCGCTTCTGGGTCGGTTTCTTCTTTGACGGCCGCGCCCGCCCGGCGGCGATCTTGGTCAGCAGGCGATCAACGTCGGTGGGCGTGATGTCCGCGACCTTCCGGTTCTTCCATTCCGGCAAGACCAACTTTTCCAGCATGCTCTTCTGGTCCGAGGCGTTGGTCTTTGCCAGCTTCGGCAGGTGCTCTTCGATGAACCGCTCCGCCAGTTCCTTGACCGTGGGCGCCCCGCGGGCCGCCTTGCGAGTGTCGAGCGGGTCCTCCCCGCGGTCGATTTCGCGGATCAGGCGCTTGGCCTCATCCCGGGCGGCCGTGACCGACCATGTCGGCCAGACGCCGATCGTGAACCGCTTCTGCTGGCCCGCGATCCGGTAGATCAGGACGAAGCCCTTGCGGCCGGTCGTGTAGACGCAGAGCCCGAAGCCCGGGGTATCCTCATCGAAGAGGACATACTTGCGGCTGCCGATTTCGGCAGCCTTTACAACGCGTTCAGAGAGTTTTGCCTTCATAAGAGCGCTCCTTTCACCCGCAGTCAGCGACGACCCGCGGCGCGGAGCAATGTCTCATTCGGGGTCAACCGGCGCAGAGGCGGAAACCGGCGGAAAGGTCCGGGGAATTGCGCCGGTCAGGGCGGCGCTGGGCGGGGGGCGAGGCTAGTCGGGGCGAAGCCTGCCCCAGAAGCCCCTGATCTTCTTGCGGATTGTCGACTCGTCAGGCGCGTCCCCGTTGACCGACTTGCCGAGGAACCAATTGAACATCTCGTCGATCAGGTCCTTCTGTTTCTCGGGAAGGCCGTTGTTATGGACCCGGCAGATGATCTCGCAGTAGAACCCGTCCCAGTCGTAGCGGGATTGCGCGCCCGGGCCCGATACGACCCGCCGCACAAGGTTATTTTCGTCTTCGAACCGCTCCACCTCGGCCGCGGTGATCAGCACGTCCGGCGCCATGATGCGGATGCCCTCCTTAGGCTCCTCGATCCGCTTCCAGCCGCAGTTCGCAGGCCGCGCCTGGCGGATGAAGACATGCTCCTCGAGTAGGCCATAGCCGCGGAACAAGGGGCGCACAGCACCGCCCTCGATCACGCCCATCCGCGCCTCGCTGCCATCGTCAAACCGGACATTCGGCAGTGCTATGACGAGGTCGATCTTCTCGGCCATCGCCAGTTCGACGATCTCGGTCTGGCTGCACTCCCAACGGAAGGAAGTCTCGAGAACTGAATAGAAATTCCGGGCGACAAACGCCATTACCTGCCCCCCGTTACCGCCCTCCTTTCTCCAGCCCCTGAACGCACAGGGACCATGCACCTCGCCCTTCCGGGCGCGGCGACGTTTCGGCGAATCTGTTGTGAACTGCTCCCCTTCAGATTGTCATAAACCTGTCGCCAAGCAAGCCGGTTGCAGCACGCGTTCTGCGGGTTGAACCACGGTTGAACGGGAGCGGCGTAATTCCCTTTTCCTTTCCGCCGGTTTCCGCCTCTTCGCCGGTCCCTGCCCCGTGCTTGCCTCTCCTGGCCGATGACCGGCCCCGATCCCCGGGGCGGCGGCGCAAGGAGAAACCCATGGATACCAATCCCTTGAAGGACGCGGGCGCCGATCCGGCGCTGCTGGATGGCTGGCTTGACCGGGCGGAATTGGCCCGGCAACTGGCCCTCTCGGTCGACACGTTGCAGCGCTGGGAAACCCGGCGCGTGGGGCCGCCCTGCGTCCGCGTTGGCCGCAAAGTGCTCTACCGCAAGGAGGCCGTCCGCGACTGGCTGAAGGAGCAGGAAGCCCGCAAAACCGGCCAGCACAGGGCCGTGGCCGGGCGGCGCTGAGATGGGGGCGCCAATGACCAAACTCACCCCTGAAGGCCGGTTTCCAGTCTCTGCCCTGATCGCCGAAGCCCAGCGCGAACTTGACCTGCGGCGCCAGTTCTACTGGGCGCGGGTTCGGGCCGGAAAGATGCGCCAGGACGATGCGCATCTGCGGATCGCGTTGATGGAGGCGATCGTGAAGCGGCTGACGGTGACGGCCGCGCTATGAGCCATCGTGCCACCAACTGGGCGATCCAGCAGCGCGGGCTGGCGCCTGCGACCAAGCTCGTCCTCTGGCATCTCTGCGATCGGCACAACCCGGATTACGGGTGCTTCCCGTCGCAGGACCAGTTGGCGGCCGATGCCGAAATCTCCCGCGCCAGCCTGAATGTGCACCTCGACAAGCTGGAACAGGCCGGGCTGATCCGCCGCGAACGGCGCCACTCCGAGGGCGCCCACCGGCGGCAATCAACCCGGTACTTCCTCGCCTTCGAGCCCGAGTTTTCGGCGCAGGCAGAACTGCCGCTGGCGGCCGAAAACCGGCCCGACCCATGTCCAGATTCCAGACATGGAAACAGGCAAAAGCCATGTCCAGATTTTGCGAAAAGCCATGTCCAGAATCTGGACACTAACCCTGTAAGTAAAGAACCAGTAATTACTACCGCGCGTGACGCGGGCGCGACGCGCGAGGCCCGGGCCGAGGTTTGCGCTGACGACGAGGGCCCCAATCTGGACGCGGCAGAGGCCGCCTGCCTTGCCGCCTGCGGCGAGGGCATGGCCCCGGCAGCGCGGGCGGCGATCACCGCCACCACGGCCACGATCGGCGCCTGGCTGAAAGCGGGCTACGACCTCGAACTGGACGTGCTGCCGGTGATCACCGAACGGACGGCCAAGCCCCGAGGCAGCCCGATCCGGACGTGGGAGTATTTTTCCCAGGCGATCGCGGCGCGTCATGCCAAGCGGATCGCCCAGGCGGCACGGTCGCAAGGTGCTGGGGAAGCTGGCGCTGCACCGTCCGTTGCGCCCGGCGGCCCTGCCGTGGCGCCCAGCACCCCGGGCGGCATTCCCGAACACCTGCTGCGCCTTGCTGCCTGGATCAACTCCGGGAGCTACGTGCCGCCCAGCGCCTTCACCAACACCACACGCGACGCCCTGCTGCGGGCGGGCCTTGTCACCGAGGCCACCCTGCGCGCCCGCCAAATCTACTAGCCCCGAAGGAGCCCCCATTGCGCCTGACACCCCGCGAGATCGAGGATCGCCTCGAGGAAGCCGCCTACACCCTGCGGAATCTGCCCGAGAAAGACCGCCCCCGCGGCTACGGCAATTCCTGGCCGCCGGTCGTCCACGACGCCAAGCACGCCTACGGCTACACCCCGGAACGCCCGATGCGGGTGATCCCCAGCGCCGCCGCCATCAGCCGGATGGAGGAATGCTTCGACTGGCTCCTGATGCTGAACCCTGAGGATGCCCGGATCGTCTGGCTCCGGGCCGAGGGCGCCCGCTGGCGGCAGGTCTGCATTCGCGCCGGGGTGGTGCGATCGACGGCCTGGCGGCGCTGGGTCGCCGCCCTTCTGACCATCTCCAAGAAGCTGGAAAAGCTCGATAAATCAAAGGGCAAAGGCAAGGGCGCAAAACCCCTTACCGCAATCACCCGCACAACCCCGCGCGAAAGCGGCGCGGACACCGAGGACAACCGGCCCGATCCGTCGAACTTCGGGCGCGACACTTTCCCGGGTTTTGACGCATAAAAGAGGCAAGATGGTGAAGGGTGTCGGAAGCGCAAGCACCGCCCCAACACCGTCACCCCTGCTCCCGCCGCCGCTCCCGGCAGGCCCCCCGAGTTAGGTTCTCCCGGAAGGGAGGCGTATGCGGGGGGCCTAGGCGCGACTAACCGCTAGTGACAGAACAAAAATCTGGGTCCGCGCCCTGGGTGCGCGCTTTGGGTGCGCGGGTGCGCACCTGAGGCCGCACCTTGCCTTGGACCCTATCCGAAAGGCCCCACCCCTTGCTTCAGATCGAGATGCTGCCGGTTGACCGGCTGGTTCCCTACATTCGCAACGCCCGGACCCACAGCGACGATCAGATCGCCCAGATCGCGGCCTCGATCGCCGAATTCGGCTTCACCAACCCGATCCTGATCGGCGAGGACGAGGTGATCATCGCAGGCCACGGCCGCTTGATGGCCGCGAAGGCGCTGGGCCTGACCGAGGTGCCAGTGATCGTGCTGGACCATCTGACCGAGGCCCAGCGCCGGGCGCTGGTGATTGCCGACAACCGCATCGCCGAAAACGCCGGGTGGGATGACGATCTCCTGCGGTCGGAATTGGCGGCGCTGCGAGAGGCGGATTTCGATCTGGACCTGATCGGCTTTGACGAGACCGAACTGGACGAGATCATGGCCGGGTTTGAAGGCTTCGGGATGGGCGGACGGGACGACGAAGCCCAGGGCGAAAGCGCCAGTGACGGCGCGGCGGCTCCTGCCCCGTCGGCGAACCTCGCCGAACGCTTCGGCATCCCACCCTTCTCGGTCTTCGAGGCACGCAAGGGCTGGTGGCAGGATCGCAAGCGCGCCTGGCTGGATCTGGGCATCCGCTCCGAACTCGGCCGTGGGGCCGCTCCGGGCGGCGCGCCCCGCCCCCTCGATCGCGGCTGGTCGGGCGAGAAATCCTTCCCCGCCGTCCCCGGCATGGGCACGGCCGACCCGGCGCCGATCCACAAGGACATCGACCACTATCGCCACAAGGAAGGCAAGCGCACCCGGAAGGAGGCCGCCCATGGCTAAGGGCCCGGCCCGCACCTTCGGCCAAGATCTGATGCGCGGCGAACATGTCGTCGGCGCTGGGCAGCCTGCCCCGCAAAATGGTGGGGTTCTGATGCCGTCGCACACCTCGGGCGACCCCTCCTTCTACGCCAAGAAGCGCGCTAAAGAGGCCGAGATTGGCCGGGAACTGACGACCGAGGAATTCCTGGCCGATCACTACGCCGCCTCGGATGCTCCCACGGCTTCGGGCACGTCGATCTTCGATCCAGTGCTCTGCGAGATCGCCTATCGCTGGTTCTGCCCGCCGGGCGGCACCGTCCTTGACCCCTTCGCCGGTGGCTCAGTGCGCGGCATCGTCGCCGCCCGCCTTGGGCGGCCTTACGTCGGGATCGAACTCCGCGCCAAACAGGTGGCCGCGAACCAGGCGCAGGCCGGTCTGGCGGGCGCCCCCGCCCCGCGCTGGATCGCCGGGGACAGCCGCGATCTGGCCGGGCTGGCCGCTGGCATCGACGCCGATCTGGTGTTCAGCTGCCCGCCCTACTGGAACCTCGAACGCTATTCCGATGACCCTTCGGACCTTTCCACCATGCCCCTGGCCGACTTCCTGAAGGCGCAGGGCGAGATCATCGCCCAAGCCGTGGCCCGCCTTCGGCCAAATCGCTTCGCCGTCTGGGTGATCGGCGATGTCCGCGATGCGGACGGCTTCTTCGTCAACCTGCCCGGCCTGACGGTCGAAGCCTTCGAGGCCGCTGGTGCCCGGTTCTACAACGACGCGATCCTCGTCACCGCCGTCGGTTCCCTGCCGATCCGCGTCGGCCGCCAGTTCACCGCAGCCCGCAAGCTCGGCCGGACCCATCAGAACGTGCTGGTGTTCTGCAAGGGCGATCCCCGTAAGGCGACGGAAGCCTGCGGGCCGGTGGAGTTCGGCGAGATCGAGGGGCCGGAAACCGACGACGCAGCCGAACCGGAGGACGACCAATGACCGCCCCGATCCTCGAAATGCACCACGGCATTGCCGTTGTCCGCGACGATCTGTTCCCCGGCGGCACCAAGGCCCGCTTCATCGCGCAGGTCTTCGACGGGGTACAGGAGGCGGTCTATGCCAGCCCGCCCGAAGGCGGCGCCCAGACCGCGATCGCCACCGTTGCCCGGCGCCTGGGCAAACGCGCCACGATCTTCGTTGCAGCCCGCACCCGGCCGCATCCCCGCACGCTTGAGGCGGCGCGCCTCGGCGCCAAGGTGGTACCGATCAGCCCGGGCTATCTGTCGGTCGTACAATCCCGCGCCCGGGAATACTGCCGCAACACCGGCGCCAGCCTGATCCCCTTCGGCGCCGAAATCCCGGGCGCGGCCGAGGCCATCGCTGCCGCTGCCCGCCTTACCGCCTTCGAGCCCGAAGAGGTCTGGTGCGCGGCCGGGTCCGGCGTCCTCGCCCGCGGCCTCGCCGCCGCCTGGCCGAAAGCCAGCCGCCACGTCGTCCAGATCGGCCGCGACCTCACCCCGCGCGAGGTCGGAGGTGCCACGATCCATGTCCATCCCCGCAAGTTCAGCGATCGCGCTGCGCTGGGCGGCCCGTTCCCGGCCGATCCGCACTACGACGCGAAGGCTTGGGAGATGTGCTTGGCCAAGCGCGGGCCGGGGCGGGTGCTGTTCTGGAACGTGGCGCCCCTGGCGAGGGAGTAGTAAGCAGGCCTTTTAGTGACGCCCCGCTGAACGCACTACTCCGATATCAGGACTGGGGCCCTATACTCGTCATCAAATGCGATATCGGTAACTTGCGCTCCATCAAACTGCACAACTCCAATTGGTGCGCGTTTTTGAACCGCCCGGCCGTAGGGGTCAAGAACCTCGTAAACGATGCAGATGAAGCGCTTTTGTTGCTGACCGACGGTTTCCGCTGCGACTGGTAGTGGCTCAAACCATGTTACACCAGCAGTGGCGAGGCCGGGAGGTATAACTCTAGGCAGGGCTTCAGACATCGCCTCTCCGTGGGCTTCCGAATAGGACCACGGCATCCCCGCCCAGTTTCCATTCGACAACTCACAGTTGGAGGGGACAGTGCCGTCAGCACTGCTTCCGAAGGATGCCAAAACTCGTGTAAGGATAATCGGCCGGTTCCCAGCATTAATGAAGTTCATCACTGCAGTCAGCCTTGCGCCTCTTCCGTAACTGCCGTCCCCGATCGAAACATTCGCATAAGAGACCATCGCGCGCGTTTCATAGGAAGGCCAATACTGAAGAAAGGCGAGAGCGGTGGAGATCGCCAACGCGCATAAAGAGATGCCGATCGACAATCCGTCCGCGACTGACAGTTTCGACATCTTCTACTGCCTTTCCCTGCATGCACTTTGCATCCTTTAACACGGGGCATGCAGGTTGTAAGGTGGGTCTACCTTACGGTTCTGCTCAATGCAGCAAATCCGCCAGCCCGACCGCTTCAAACGCCGCCTTCAGCGCCAGATTGAACCCGGGATCGATCCGGGCCGGGCCGTAGCCGTGATCCCGGTTCCAGCGATCGATCTCGCGCAGCGCGGCGGCAAATTCGTCGTCGGTGTCGCAGACAGTGCGGGTGACATCGCCCTCGGCGAAGTTGAGGATCGTGCGTTCGGCGGGTGAGGCCCATGTGCCGAACCATGACGCATCTTGCGCGGTATCGACCTGCGCCCACCCCCGGGCGCAGGCGCAGAGATCGAAGTCGTAGCGATAGCGGTCGCCGGGTTCGAAACTGCGAATGATCTTCATGCCCGGCCCTCCCGGACCTCGATTGCCAGCACCGCGAGGTCGCGGTAGCGGGCCAGCGCCTTGGGGCTGGAAGAGACCGGATTGATCGCGACGGCGCGCAGACCGGTGGCATCAGCTTTTCCGGCCAGCTCCACCAGCGCGGCAAGCTTCGCGCGAAACCGGGCATGGGTCGGGGCGGAGAAATCTGGTGGCGGGGGCAGTTCGCCCTGCCGGGCCTTGGCTTCGATGTCGGCATCCCGGCGACGACGCGGGGCGCTGGGCGCCAGGGTGGGCTCGGCGGTCTGTTTGACAACAGGAGCCGGTTCGACGGCCTGTTCCGGCTCTACCGGGGGCGGCGCCGGTTCTGCCGGGGCGTCCGGCTCGCAGGCGTCGATCTCGGCCGCCAGCCGCCCTTCGGCGGTCTCGAAGCCCGGGGCGGTAAGGATCGCCTTGATCGCTTTCGGCGCCCGATCAGCGCCGATCCTGGCGGCCAGCAGGCGTTCGAACCGTTCGGCGGCGGCGGCCACGCTGGCGCTGCGGCCCAAGGGGGCCTCGCTCAGGCGCTGGGCGAGGCGGTTGATCTGGACAGCGGAGAGGTTGGTAAACATCGGGGCCTCCTTCAGGCGTTCTTGATGTGGGCCGAGCGGCCCTCGGCGGTGACCGCGTAGATCATCGTGCGGCTGTCGCCGAAGGTGGCGGCGAAGGCCTCGGCCTGATCGATCCGGTCGAACCGGGCGCGGATGCGGGTCGCGGGTTTGGACCCGCGGCAGGCGATGAAGTGGTCGGCGGCGGCGAGGCAATTGGCCTCAAAGCCGGTCATCTGGGCGGTTTTGGCAGGCATCGGAAACCTCCGTTTCAAGGTGTCGCAGACATTGCGGAGATCGTCCGAAGAGCAAGTCCAAATCACTGACTTAATTGGAGAATGTCGCAAGATGGGGCTGTCGCGGCGCGCCTATGCGGCCTTGCGCGGGGTGCATGAAAGCGCCGTGCGCAAGGCCATCGCCACGGGGCGGATCACGACGGAATCTGACGGCACCATTGATGCCGCCAAGGCCGATGCGATGTGGGATGCCTCGACCGACCCGGCCAAGCAGCGCGGCGCCCATGCCCGGGATCTGGGCCGGGGCACGGCGGCCGCGACGCGAGCTGTGGCGGGCACCAAGGCCGTGCCGCGGCAGGCATTCGCCGCCGTGGCCGAAACCCTGACCGAGGCCGGGGCCGATCCTGGCGGCGCCAGTGCCGAGGGCGGCGAGGTGTCCTTCGTCAAGGCGCGGATGGCGAACGAGGTGCTGAAGGCGCAGACCGCCCGGGTGCGATTGCAGAAGATGAAGGGCGAGGTCGTCGATCGCGCGAGGGCGACGGCGATGGTCTTTGATCTCGCCCGTCGCGAACGCGACGCCTGGCTGAACTGGCCGCCGCGGGTGGCGGCCGACATCGCCGCCGAACTCGGGGCCGAGCCCCATGCCGTCGAACAGGTGCTGATGCGCTACCTCCGCCGCCACCTTGCCGAAATGTCGGAGGTCAAAGTTGAACTTCGCTAGCTTTGAGGGGGCCGAGGATATCGCCATTGCCTGGGCGCGGGGTCTGGCGCCCGATCCGGCGCAGACAGTCGCCGAATGGGCCGACCGGCACCGCATCCTGTCGTCACGGGCGGCATCGGAGGCTGGACCCTATCGGACCAGCCGGACACCTTACCTCAAGGCGATCATGGAAGCGCTGTCGCCGAACAACCCGGCCCAGCGGGTGGTGTTCATGAAGTCGGCGCAGGTTGGGGCGACCGAGGCTGGAAACAACTGGATCGGCTTTTGCATCCACCGCGCCCCAGGGCCGATCCTGGCGGTTCAGCCGACGACCGATCTGGCCAAGCGCCTGAGCCAGCAGCGGATCGAGCCGTTGATCGAAGAAAGCCCAGACCTCCGGGCCCTCGTCCTGCCTGCCAGATCGCGCGATGCAGGGAATACCGTGCTGGCGAAGCGCTTTCCCGGCGGCCAGCTGGTGCTAACCGGCGCGAACTCGGCCGTGGGTTTGCGGTCGATGCCCGCGCGCTGGCTCTTTCTAGACGAGGTCGATGCCTATCCGGGCGACCTTGAGGGCGAAGGTGATCCGGTGGCGCTGGCCGAGGCCCGCACCGACAGCTTCGGCCACCGCAAGAAAATCTTCCTGGCCTCGACGCCCACGATCAAGGGGCTCAGCCGGATCGAGCGGGAGTTCGAATTGACCGACCAGCGCCGCTATCACGTCCCCTGCCCGCATTGTGGCGGGCTGCAATGGTTGAAGTTCGAGCGGCTGCGCTGGGAAAAGGGGCGGCCGGAGACGGCAGCCTATCTCTGCGAACACTGCGAGGCGCCGATCGCAGAACGGCACAAGACCTGGATGATGGACGAGGAAAATGGGGCCGACTGGCTGCCGACCGCGGCCCCCGATGTTCAGGCTTCGGCCGAGACGGCGGGTGTGATCGGCTTCCACATCTCGGGGCTCTACTCGCCACTCGGGTGGTTGTCCTGGGAGGAAATCGCCCGGCGCTGGGATCAGGCGCAGGGCAATGACTCTGCCCTCAAAACCGTGAAAAACACCGTCCTCGGCGAAACCTGGGCAGAGCGGGGCGAAGCTCCGGACTGGCAGCGGCTTTATGAACGGCGCGAGGATTGGCAATTGGGCCGGGCGCCTTCCGGTGTGCTGATCTTGACGGCCGGGATCGACGTCCAGCGCGACCGGATCGAGATCGATGTCTGGGGCTGGGGGCGGAACTTGCGCTCTTGGCTCGTCGATCATGTGGTTCTGGAAGGCGACACGGCCCGAGCGGAAGTCTGGGCCGATCTGAACGAATTCCTCGGGCTGACATGGGAACACGCCTCCGGTGCCCGAATGGCGCTGGCGCGGGTGGCGATCGACTCCGGCGACGGCGCGACCACCGACGCGGTCTATGCCTGGGTCCGGCAGGCTGGGCATGGGCAGGTGATCGCGATCAAGGGCGTGGCGGGGTTTGACCGGTCGACGCCGGTGGACGGCCCCACCTATGTCGAAACCACCGAAGGCGGCCGGAAGCTGCGCCGCGGCGTCCGTCTCTGGAAAGTCGCCGGGGCCGTGTTCAAGGCCGAGACCTATCGCTTTCTGCGCCTGGCCGCGCCAACCGACGAGGAACGCGCGGCCGGGGCCGACTGGCCCGCGGGCTTTGTCCATATCCCGAAGGGCACTACGGCCGAATGGGTGAAGCAGCTGACCTCCGAGCAGCTGGTCACCCGCAAAACCCGCACCGGCTATCAGAAGCTGGAATGGGAACAGACCCGCGAACGCAACGAGGCCCTCGATTGCCGGGTCTACGCCCGTGCCGCCGCCTGGCTGATGGGGATCGATCGCTGGGACAACGCCCGCTGGGAAGCGCTGGAAGAACAGATCGGGCCCGCGCGCCCTGCAACCACCCCGGCCGGTCAGCCCGACCGGCCGCAACCGCAATCTGCCCCGAAGCGGCCTACCGGCTGGCTTGGGCCCCGACGTGGAAAATGGCTCTGATGTCCTTCTCGCAAGCTGAACTCGATGCGCTGCGCCGCGCCTATGCCGCAGGCGCTTTGGTGGTGGAATACGACGGGCGGCGGCTGACCTATGGCAATGCGGGCGATCTTCTCGCCCGCATCCGCTTCATCGAGGGGCAGATGGCCACCAGTTCCGGCGGGTCGCGCCCCGTGGCGGGCAAGGCCAGCTTCAGCCGAGGCCGCACATGAAACCCACCCCGCCCGAAGTGCCTTGGGGCGTGATCGACCGGATCGTGGCCACCGTAGCGCCCAGAACCGCGGCCCGGCGCTATGCTGCCCGGGTGGCGATCGCCAATCTGCGGCGCGGTTACGATGCCGCCGCCCGCGGGCGTGGCACGGATGGCTGGCGCGCGGGCAGCACGGCCGCCGACGCGGAAATCGCTGTCGCCGGTGGCGCGCTGCGCGACCGGATGCGCGATCTCGTCCGCAACGACCCGCTCGCGGCCAAGGCCGTCCAGGTTCTGGTGTCGAACATCGTCGGCACCGGCATTCGACCCCGGGCTGCCGCCGCCGATCCGGCGCTGAACAAGCTGGCTGACGACCTCTGGAAGCGCTGGGCGCCGCGGGCTGATGCCGATGGGCACACCGACTTCCACGGCCTCACCGCCCTGGCCGTGCGCGAGATGATCGAAGGTGGAGAGGTCTTTGCCCTTCGCCGTCGCCGCCGGGCCAGTGACCGGCTTGCCGCCCCGGTGCAGATCCAGCTGAACGAGGCCGACCACCTCGACGGGGCCAAGTTCGACAATCGGCCCGATGGCAGCCGGATCGTCCAGGGCATCGAATACGACGCGCTGGGCCGCCGCCGGGGGTATTGGATGTTCCCCGACCATCCGGGCGATGCGATGCCGGTCTTTGGCCGCCGGTTTGAATCCTTGCGAATTGGCGCGGAAGGCGTGGCGCATCTCTTCGAACGCCAACGCGTCCAGAACCGCGGCGTGCCTTGGGGCGTCCCCGCCATGCGGGCGCTGCGGGAGCTTGGCGACTGGCAAACGGCCGAACTGGTGCGGAAGAAGATCGAGGCTTCAATGGTGGGCTTCGTCTTCGGCGCCGACGAGGATCAGCAATCCATGGCGCCGGTGGTGCAGGATGCCGACGGCAACCGGATCGAACAGTTCGAACCCGGCCTGATCGGCTATGTCCGGAACGGCAAAGACATCAAGTTCAACACGCCCGCATCGACCTCCGGCATCTATGAATGGAACCGGGTGCAACAGCATATCATCTCGGCCGGGTTCCGCGTGCCATATGAGCTGATGACTGGCGACTTGAGCCAAGTGAACTTCGCCTCTTCCCGCGTGGGCCTGCACGAGTTCCGGCGCATGGTTGAAGCCGTGCAGTGGCAGGTGGTCATCCCGATGTTCTGCCAGCGCATCTGGGATTGGGTGATGGAGGCCGCCTGGACCGCCGGTGCCCTGCCCCAGCCGGAGATCGCCGTCGAATGGGCCCCGCCCCGGTTCGAAAGCGTGAACCCGTTGCAGGACGTGACCGCCGATCTGATGGAGGTGCGCGCCGGGTTCTCGACCCCCGCCCAGCAGATCGCGCGGCGCGGCTACGACCCGCGCGAGGTCGTCGAGGAATGGCAGAAATACGCAGCCATCTTCGATCAGCTGGGCCTGATCTTCGATGCCGATCCCCGCCGCGTCAGCCGCGCTGGTCTGGCGCAAGCCGTGGACGCAGGCGGCAGCCCGCCCCCCGACGAAAGGTAAGCCACAATGCCCAATGAGACCCGAAACCTCCCGCTGATCACGCGGGAGGCCTCGCTGCGGCTTGTCCGTGGCGAGGGCGACGACATGACGATCGACGTGATCTGGACCACCGGCGCCATCGTCCAACGGAGGCGCTATGAGGGCTGGGATGATGTCGTCGAATATGACGAGGAACTGGTCGTCACGCCCGGCGCGGTGCGGATGGACCGCCTCAACGCTGGTGCTCCATTTCTCGACTCGCACCGATCCTGGGGGCTGGAATCCGTGGTGGGCGCCGTTCTGCCCGGCACGGCCCGGATCGAAGGCGGCCAGGGCTTTGCCCGAGTGCGGCTGACCTCGGCGCCGGATGCCGCCCCGATAGTGCAGCGGATCATGGATGGCACGGTCTCGGCTGTGTCTGTCGGCTACCGGGTCCATCGCTACGACATCACCAAAGCCAAAGGGCAGCGCGAGCTGTGGCGCGCGGTCGATTGGGAGCCGATGGAAATCTCCGCCGTCGCCATGCCCGCCGATCCCGGTGCCCACATTCGCAGCACCGATCCCCGCCCCGAAACCCTCACCCCTTGCCTCCTCACCCGGGCCGATGCGCCTGCCCCTTCCCCGAACCAAACGAGGACCACCATGCCCGAGACCCAAACGCCTGAAGCCGACGCGAACGTCGAAAGCCGCGCCGCGCCCATCACGCCGCCCGCAGCCGACCCCAGCCCTGATGCGATCCGCACCGAAGCGAATCGCTCCGCGGCCGAGGTGCTTGCGCTTTGCGAACGCCACGCGCTGGGCGCGGGCTTTGCCGCCGATCTGATCCGCCGCGGTCTGTCGCTTGACGCAGCCCGGGCCGCAATCCTCGACAAGCTGGCCGAAGCCGATGCACCGGCGGCCCGGGGATCGGAGCCGGTAGCAGCCACCGCTCGCGGCACCGGCGCGGCCGATGCCGCCTATCGCGACGCCATGTCCGAGGCCCTTCTCCACCGCCACAACCCGGGCCGGGCCCAGTTGACCGACCGCGCCCGCGAATTCCGCGGCCTGACCCTCCTCGAACTGGCCCGCCATGCCCTTGACCAGCGCGGCATCGCCACCCGCGGTATGTCGAAGATGGAACTCGCGACCGAGGCCCTGATCGGCCGCTCCGGCCTGCATTCGACCAGCGACTTCCCTCTGATCCTGGCGAATGTCGCCAACAAGACCCTACGCGCGGCCTATGACACCACGCCCCGCACCTTCACCGCCTGGGCCCGGCAGGCCGTGATCACCGACTTCAAGCCTGTGGCCCGCAACCAGCTGGGCGGTGCGCCGGACCTCCTGCGCGTGCCGGAGTCGGGCGAGTTCACCTATGGCACGATCGGCGAAAGCCGCGAGGTCTATGCGCTGGTCACCTACGGCCGGATCGTCGGCATCACCCGCCAGACCCTGATCAACGACGACCTCGACGCCTTCACCCGCATCCCCTCGGCCTTTGGCGCGGCCGCGGCTGATCTTGAAAGCGACCTCGTCTATTCGATCTTCTCGACCAACCCCAACATGGCCGACGGCAACCCGCTCTTCCATGCCTCCCACGCCAACCTCGGCACCGCGGGCGCCATCTCGGAAACCACCCTCGCCGAGGCTTACCGCCTCTTCGGCAACCAGCGGGGCCTTGAGGGGCGGCAGATCAGCGTCCTGCCGCGCTACATAATCACCCCGCCAGGCGTCCGGTCGGTGGAGGCGCGCAAAAACGTCACCGCCACCACTCCGAATGCGGTGGCCGGGGTCAACGCCTTTGCCAACCGCCTCGAACCGATCGAGGAAGCCCGGCTGATCCCCGCAGCGGGGCCCGACCCCTGGTTCCTCGCCGCCGATCCGTCGCGGATCGACACGATCGAGTTCGCCTATCTCGAGGGCCAGCAGGGCGTCTACACCGAGACCCGTTCCGGCTTCGAGGTGGACGGCATTGAGATCAAGGCCCGCCACGACTTCGCAGCCAAAGCCATCGATTGGCGCGGCCTCTTCCGCAACGCGGGCGTCTGACCCCCACCTCTAAAGGAGAACCCTGATGAAGAACTTCATCGCCAATGGCGAAACCATCAACATCACCGCCGCGGCCGTCATTGCCTCCGGCCAGGGCGTACTGGTCGGCAGCATCTTCGGCGTGGCCGAGGGGGCCGCGGCGATCGGCGAAACCGCCGTGATCCGGCTGGTGGGCGTGTTCTCACTGCCGAAGGCGCCCTCGCAGGCCTGGACAGTCGGCCAGACGATCTACTGGGATGCGGCGAACAGCCGAACCACCAACGTCCTGACCGGCAACACCCGGATCGGCATCGCGACGCAGGCCGTCGCGGGTGGCGCGGGCGATACGACCGGGATCGTGCGCCTGAACGGGGGCGCGACCTGAAATGTCGGCCTTCGCCAACGCCATGGCCGCCCTCTTCCGCGATCCGAACCTGGCACAGGATGCGCTGTGGCGATCGGGCGGGGCTGGCGTGCCGGTCGCCGTCCGCGTCATGCTGCGGCGGCCGGATGCGGTGACGGGCTTTGGCGAAGGCCGGTTTGTCGCCGACAGCGTGCTGATCGATGTCGAGTGTGCCGCGCTGGGCACCCTTGCCCCAGGCGACACGTTCGAGATCGGCGGCGTGATCTACGAGGTGCGGGGCGAGCCGCTGCGCGATGCCCTGCGCTACGTCTGGAAGACGGAGGCGCGGGAGGCGTGAAGATCGGTGCCAGCATCGACGGCGATCTTAACGCGATTGCCACCGAGATCCTGCAAGAGGCCGAGGCCGCCGTCACCCGCGGCGTCTTTGCCGCCGGGCAAGGCCTGCGCGACGATTGGCGCGGGCAGGTTCGTGGCGCTGGGCTTGGGTCGCGTCTCGCCAACACCGTCCGGCAGGCCGACTTTCCGCGATCGGGGACGTCCCTTCGCGCCGCCAGCCTCGTCTGGACCAAGGCGCCCGACATCCTGCACGCCTTCGACGGCGGAGTGCTGATCCGCGGCAAGAACGGCCTCTGGCTGGCGATCCCCCTGCCCGCCGCGGGCGTCACCGGCCTCGGCCGCCAGCGCATCACGCCCTGGCGCTGGGAACAGCGGACCGGCATGCGCCTGCGCTTCGTCTATCGCAGGAACGGGCCGAGCCTGCTCGTCGCCGATGATGCGCGGCTGAGCAGCCGGGGTCTGGCGGCGGCAAAGGGCGGCCGTCGGCGGCGCGATGGGGTCTTGACCGGGGCGCAAACCGTGCCAGTGTTCCTCCTGCTGCGGCAGGTAAAGATGCCGAAGAAGCTGGACCTCGATGGGTTGGCGCGGGAAGCAACGGCCCGACTGCCGGGGGCGATCTTGGGGGCGTGGCAAAGGAAAACTTGAGGTCAAGTACGCCACTACCCGCCCCGCAAACCGAAATCTGATAGTTGGTGAGGGCGGGCAGCAGAGAATCGATGGCTCTTCGAGCCAAACCGACCGTCGCAACACCAAACCTGGATCGTCTATGTTGTACCTTCTTGACCTTCCTAGCCGCCCACACCACTTGAATGCTTGCTGCTGTGCAAAAGGTAGTACACTGGCAGCGTTTGCGGGGCAGTTGTCGTAACCCTTTTCTGAGGCCCGGAGGCTAGCAGTGTCGAATGAGATCAAAATCCCGGGCCAGGAACTAGAGCAAGCGGCAGCAAACACACTTGAGCATGCTGGAAAAGGTCTCTTTGACCAACTTCGACAGATGTTCGGCGATCTGTGGGCAAAGACTGCCGCGAGACGGCAGGCCGAAGCGCTAGAAATCACAAAAGACATAGCACACCGTGGACAGCTGAACCGCATGCGTGAAGTTGTAGCGGAGCAATGGAAGTATGATCTCCTAAGTCTTGAGCATGCTGAAGAACTTCGGGCGAAGCAGCAGGAGCTTGCTGAATCTGCAAGAAGAAGAATTGTAAGTGAAATGGCTCACGAACAGGCTAAGATTGAGCATATCGCACTTGAAGCGGTTGCCTATTCACAACTCAGCAGTGACAGCGACGGCGAGCGCTTTGTGGAGGAAGATTGGCTATTGCGCTTCTTCAAATACGCAGCGCAAGTTGACGAAGCATCGGTCTTGGATGTTCTCTCCAAAGCGCTAGCTGAATCTGCAATGGCCAGCAAACCAAGGATTTCCAATAGAGCGCTAGACTCTCTCCGGTTCTTTGACCAAAGGATGAAAAGCGATTTCGAGTTCATAGCGCAGAAGATTGCAGTGTTTGGCTTCCTCCATCGCGATCACAGGTTCGGGGCAGGTGAAGACTCGAAATCTCTTGATGACTTTGCAGGCCTCTTTGAAAACGGCCTGCTTAAGGTGATAAGGCAAAGGCACATAAACGTCGACTTTGGACATACCGACGTTCTCTTCTCCTACGAACCCGGAACGACCAATGAGTTTGAGATCGTAAAGCTAACCCAGCTTGGTGCTGAGATTTTTGGCCTGTTCGACGAACGGTTCCGCAGGCTCCAACATGCGAAGTTAACTCAAGACAGAGCAGCATGGGCTTCACTGCAGGCGGAATTTGGTTTGACTTCAGAGTTTTCTTCTTATTTGGCAAACACGACCATTGCATACACAAGCGACTCGGTGGGGTTGGGTGTCACGGTTCTTGTTGCTCAAGGGGCGGCCAAGTCGGCAGTATTTGATCGTGTGAAGCCGCCCAATGGAGGGCCATATGGAATTCCAACTAGCGTTCCTGCAGAATACTCATCTAAGGGAGAGCGCGAAACCTTAACTGCATTCCTTGAGCAGTTCTCGCATTTTGACCAAAGGGCGTCGACTGCACTCCAAGGCCGGAATGAGTGAGAGGCCATGAACTATGTCGCCTGATCCGGAATTTATATCAACAACGGAAAGACTTACAGGCATTGTCAAGTGGTTCAACGCAGAAAAGGGATTTGGCTTCATACAGCCAGACGGGCAAGATAAAGATGTCTTTGTTCACGCGTCTTCGTTACAGATAGCTGGATTGAACGTCCTCTCGGAGGGTCAACGTCTGTCGTTTCAGATGGTGACCGACAGAATGGGAAAGCTCAGTGCTGGGTTTCCAGTTCCAGTCCAACACGGGGATGATTACCCTCTCGAACACCGGGCTGACGAATTTCGAGACAAATCGCCTGAGGAGCAGCTCCCAAGATTTGATCTCGATCCAGATTGTCAGTTAGTCTTTCAAGAATCATCGGACGAAGCTTACGAGTCTGCAAGAGTAGTTTCGATCTTTGAGGTAGTCCTGAGGGAGGTTTCGCAGGGCCGCCTCGAAATTCTTGCGGATATCCGAGGGGAAGCATTTGAAGACTTCACGGCGGAGCTATACGCACGTGAGGGTTATGAAGTTTTCAAGTGTGGCAGATGGAACTCCCCAGACGGGGGGATAGATTTCCTTGTAAGCAAGCGCGTGCCGATTGGGATTCGCACTCCTCCCTTTATTGTTCAATGCAAAGCATCGAAACGACTTCTGACCGCCAATCCCATTAGGGAAATAAATGGGGTTCGTGCCGCACTTGGAGCGCCCAAAGGAATTGTTGTTACAAACAGCGAATTTACCAAACCAGCACTTCGAGAACTGAACAAGCTGTACTTTCATATTGAAGTTCGCGAATATAAGAACTTGGTAGCAAGTCTTCGTAAGATACTGGGACTATTGATTCACTAAGGTTGCTTTGATTTTTTGATGATGCTCTCCTCTAAGAACTCATGGTTCCTAGAGGGAAATATTTCGAAGCATGGCTTCAATCAGTCAATTGAATTCTTGGCCACTGAGAGGAGTATTCATGCCCACGCAATCCACGGCCGAGCACCTGCTCGCGTCGCTCAACACGCTATTGTCCGGGGCAATGCCGCCGGGGGCCAAGGTCCTGCGCAACGCGATCCTGCCCGAGAAAGTGCCAGCAGCAGGGGTGGTGATCCTGCGCGATGGCGATCCGGGGGCGCCGGAGGTGTGGCTATCGCCGCCGGGCTATTACTACGAGCATCGGGCCGAGATCGAAGTGGTGGTCGATGGCACCCCGGCAGCCCGCGACGCGGCCTTTGACGCCTTGCGCCTTGCAATCGGAGCGGCGCTGGCCGCTGATCGGACGCTGGGCGGCCTTTGCGACTACATCACGCCTGAGGCGCCCGAACCGGTGCTGCTGGCGATCGACGGCAATGAGGGTCTGAAGGCCGCGGTGATCCCGGTGATCCTCGCCTACGCTACGACCGACCCGCTTCTCTGACCCCACCCCCGAAAGGACTGACCCATGGCCCGCCAGCCCGGCGCGCGGACGCAAGTCGCGTTCGCCTTCGAATCCGTTTACGGCACGCCGCCCGCCAGCGGCTATCGCCGGATGCCCTTTGCCACGACGACGCTTGGCTCAGAACAGGGCCTTCTGTCGCCTGAACTCCTTGGCTACGGCCGCGACCCGCAGGCGCCGATCCGCGATGCGGTGAATGTCGATGGCGATGTCGTCATTCCGATGGATGCCGAGAACCTAGGCTTCTGGCTGAAGGCGATCTTCGGCCAACCGGTAACGACCGGCACCACGCCGCGGACTCATACCTTCCAGTCGGGCGGCTTCACCCTGCCCAGTATGGCAATCGAGACGCAGATGCCCGATGTGCCGCGGTTCGCGATGTATTCCGGCCTCGTAGCCGATCGCATCCAGTGGCAATCGCAGCGCTCGGGGCTGTTGACCGCGACAGTCAGCCTGGTCGGGCGGGGTGAGACGGTTTCGGCCACGACCGCCGCCGGAACCCTGATGGACGCCACCCTGCCCTTGCAGCGCTTCGGGAACTTCCAAGGCTCAATCACGCGGAACGGGGCGGCGCTGGGCAATATCGTCTCAGCGCAGGTGTCCTATGCCAACAACCTCGACCGAATCGAGACCATCCGCAACGATGGGCTTCTCGAAGGGCTCGACCCGTCCATGGCGGCCCTCACGGGATCGATCGAAGCACGGTTCGCCGATCTGACCTTGGTGAACCAGGCGATTGCCGGTGACCCCTGCGAACTGGTCTTTGCTTGGAGCCTCGGGGCGAACGCCTCGCTCACCTTCACCGTGCATGCCGCTTATCTGCCGCGCCCGCGCATCCCGATCAACGGGCCGCAGGGCGTGCAGGCCACCTTTGAATGGCAGGCAGCGCGGGCCACCTCGCCCGCCCGCATGTGCACCGCCGTCCTTGTCAACACCACCACCAGCTATTGAGGAGTGCCCCCATGATCCGCCTGAACCTTTCCCCTGAACCGGCCTGGCTCGACCTCGGCGGCAGCGTCCGCCTGCGCTTGGCGCCCCTGACCTCCGCCCTGATCGGCGCGGCCCGCAGCGACAGCCAAGTCGCCAGCCTGCCAGAAGACGCGCCCGCTGATCAGGTGGCCGTCGCCTTGGCCAAAGCGATCGGGTCGCTGGCAATTCTCGACTGGGAAGGCGTCGGCAATGCCGAGGGCTATCCGGTGCCGCCGACACCCGAGGCGGTGGCCGCGCTTCTCGACCTTTTCCCGCTCTTCCAGCGGTTCCAGACGGACTATGTCGCCAAAGGCCTGATCTTGGCCGAAGAGGGAAACGCCTCCGCGCCCTTGCCGAATGGCACTTCGGCGGGGGCGAAGGCTACTGCGCCGGATGCGTAAAGCCTTGCCCCGCCTGCCCCGCCGACCTTCACCGCCCCCGCACGCTTGAAGCCTGGCAGGTCTGGGAACTGGCCCAGTCGCTGCGCGGCCAGTTCCGCGCCATCCCCGGCGGGGTCGTGGGCTGGGACATGACCGCAGCGCTGGCGATGGCAAAGGCGCTGGGCCTGAACCGGCTGATCGCGGCCGAGCTTCTGCCCCTGATCGAACCTTTCGCCGTGCGCGGCATCAACGCCCAAGTGAGAGCCACCCAACATGACGAGACGGGATCATGAGCAGCCGGACTGAACGCCGGGTCTCGGTGCGCCTTGTCGCGACCGGTGGGCAGGCGCTGAAGGCCGAGCTGGTCGGTATCGGCCAAGAAGGCGCTCGGGCACTGACACTGATCGAGGCGGCAGGGCCACGGGCGGCCGCGGGCTTGAACGCGGCCGGGGTTTCGGCGGGCGAGGCCATGCGCCAGATGCAGGACCTTGCCGATCGGGCGGCCCGGGCTGCGACGGCTTTGCGCCAGGCGGGGGCGGTGTCGGGCTCGGTCATGAACAGGGTGAACCGATCGACCGGCGTGTCGGGCGGGATGACACGCGATGCGGCGGATGTGGCTGCATATGGCCGGGCGCTCGATGACCTTCGCGCCAAGCATAACCCGCTCTTTGCGGTGGTGCGCGACTACCGGGCCACCTTGACCGAGATCCGGCAGGCGCACCGCGTGGGGGCGATTTCTGCCGAAGAGATGACGGCCGCCATCGGCCGCGAACGGCAGGCGACGCTGGCCAGCATTGCGGCAATCAAAGGCCGGACCACCGCGCTGGGCGGGATGAGCACCGCCACCCGTAACGCCAGTCACCGCATGGCGAACCTGTCGTTTCAGCTTCAGGACATCGGGGTCTCGCTCGCAGGCGGCATGAATCCCTTCATGGTCATGGCGCAGCAAGGCAGCCAGATTTCTCAAATTTATGGGTTTGGGAATGGCGGGGTCGGCGCCCTCTTTCGCGATCTGGGCGGCATGGCGCGAACCCTCGGCCAAGGCATCCTGCAAGTCGCCGGGCGCTTCCCGCTGGTGACGGCTGCCGTCGCGCTGGGATCGGCGGCGATTGCGGGCATGCGGAACGAGATCAACGAGACCACCGGCGCGCAGGTCAGTTTCACGGACGTGGCGCGGGCGGCCTGGCAGGTCTTCGCGGAGAACGTCTATCAGATCGGCAAACCGGTCTTCGACACGATCCGCGGCTGGTGGGACAATGCCGTCGCCTGGGCCGATTGGGCCTGGGAGCGGATTGTCGATGGCGTCATCTGGATGGGCGACCTCGTCATCAACGCCTTTAAGGTCGCGGCCGCAGGTGCGACCTATGCCTTCCAAGGCGTGCCGGACGCGGTGGGCGCGCTGGCCGTCGGTGCCGCGAACGCGGTGATCGATGCCGTGAACTGGATGATCGAGAAGGCGCTGGCCGGGATCAACGCCCTGGCCGAGGCGGCGAACGCGGCGCTGGAAGCCGTCGGCCTTGATCCGGCCCTATCCACTTTGGACCCGGCGACGTTTCGGATCGACAGTGTGGCGAACCCCTATGCCGCGCGGGATGCTGAACGCAGGGCAGCCTTGGCGGCACAAATCCGCGGCATCGTCTCAGGCTCGCCGCTGTCGGAATACTTCAACGACGTCCGCGATCGGGCGCTGCAAATCTCCATCACGCCCGACGCTCCGGCTGAAGGCGGCGCGGGTGGCGGCGGTGGGCCGTTGCAGACGGCCGAGGAAGTGGCCGCCGCAGCCGATGTCGCGGCGACTGGCTGGGCGGCGGTCAGTGAGGCGCTCTCCACCTATGCCAGTGAAGCCGCCAACTGGGGTGGCAGCGTCGGCGAGGCGATCACCAGCGCTTTTCGGGCGGGTGAAGAAGCAGTGGCCGAGTTCGTCCGGACCGGAAAGCTCGACTTCTCAAGCCTCGCGACCTCAATCATCGCCGATCTGGCAAAGATCGCCTTTCGCCGCTTCGTCTTCGGCCCCCTCGCCTCGGCGCTGGGCGGGGTTCTGGGCGGGATCGGTGGCGGCATCGGCGGCGGATCGGTTTCCGCCGGGGTCTACCATTCCGGCGGCCGGGTGCCCGGCCCCGCCAGCATGATGATCCCCGCCGCCGCCCTGGCTGCCGCCCCGCGCTTCCACAATGGCGGCGGGATGGGCCTTGGGTCCGACGAATATGCCGCCGTCCTTCTGCGCGGTGAACGCGTCCTGAACCGTGCCGAGACGCGCGCTTGGGAAGGCGGGGCAGGCACCACCGTCAACATCTATGCCCGCGATGCCGAGAGCTTCCGCGCCTCCCGCGCGCAAGTCGCCTACGACATCGCCCGGGCCGTCGCCTATGGCCGAAGGAGCAGCTGAATGGCGTTTCACGAGATCAGATTTCCGGACAGCATCAGCCGGGGCGCAAAAGGCGGGCCGGAACGGCGCACCCGCATCGTCGAACTGGCTTCGGGCGACGAGGAACGCAACGCCTCCTGGGCGAACTCGCGCCGCCGCTACGACGTCTCCTATGGCGTGCGCCGGGCCGACGATCTGGCCGCGGTCGTGGCCTTCTTCGAGGCCCGCAACGGCCGCCTGCACGCGTTTCGGTTCAAGGATTGGTCGGACTACAAATCCTGCCTGCCCTCGGCCGCGCCCGCGCCCACCGACCAGATCATCGGCACCGGCAACGGATCGATCACCACCTTTGCCCTGACCAAGACCTATGCCTCCGGCGCGCAATTCTGGGCGCGGGCGATCATCAAGCCTGTGACGGGCACCGTTACGGTTTCGTTGAACGGGCTGGCGCAAGGATCGGGCTGGTCGGTCAACACAGCGACCGGGATCGTCACTTTCGCCGTTCCCCCGGCCACCGGCGCCGTGATCCGCGCCGGGTTCGAATTCGACGTGCCGGTGCGCTTCGACACCGACGAATTGCCCGTCACGCTCGACATCGAACGCACCGGCTCCATCCCCTCCATTCCCCTGATCGAGGTGCGCCGATGACCCCACCCAAAGACCGCAACACCATGGGCTATGTGGCCTACGTCAGTCTCGCGCTGGCCCTTTCCGCCCAAGGCGGGGCCGCAATCTGGTGGGCAGGGATCATCAACACCCGCGTCGCGATGATCGAACGGCAACTAGACGATCTGGCAATGATCCGCCCCGAGCAAATCCGCGACGTGGCCGAAGCGCTGCGCGCGATCGCCGTGATCGAAGAGCGGATGATCCGCCTAGACGAGAACATCGCCCGCATCGGCGCTGCCGTCGGCCGCCTCGAACAACAGGACCGCACCCCATGAAGACCCTGCCCGCGGGCTTCCAGGCGCATCTGGATGAAGGCACCACCACCCTCGCTTGGTGCTGGCGGCTGCAACGCCGGGATGGTGCCGTCTTCGGCTTCACCGATCATGATCGCCCCCTCACATTCGCAGGTACCAGCTTCGAACCCGAGACCGGCTTTGCCGCCAGCGAGATCAGAAGCCTGGGCGATCTGTCGGTCGATGCCCAAGACGTGCAAGGCGCACTGCGCTCTGACCGGATCACCGAGACCGATATCGCCGACGGGCTTTGGGACAATGCCACGGTCGAGGTTTGGCTGGTGAACTGGCAGGCATTCAGTCAGCGCGTGCTGATGCGTCGCGGCAGCATCGGCGAGATCAGGCGGGGGCGGCACGCTTTCACGGCCGAAGTGCGGGCGCTGGCGCATCTCTTGAACCAGCCTGTCGGCCGAACGTTCCAGTATTTCTGCGACGCGACGCTGGGCGATGCGCGCTGTGGGGTGAACCTGTCGGGGCCACTCTATCGGGGCATGGTGTCGGTCACGGCCACGATCGGCGACCGGCGGTTTACGGTGGCGACTGGCCTCGGGGCCTTTGCCTCGGGCTGGTTCGATTTCGGGGTGGTCGAATGGACGAGCGGCGCCAATGCCGGGCGGCGGGCGGAGGTGGCGAGCCATACCCTCGCCAGCGGCACAGCCACAATCACCCTGATGGAAGCGCCGGTGCGCCCGATCGCTCCGGGCGACGCCTTCGTGATCACGGCAGGCTGCGACAAGCGCCACGCCACCTGCCGCGACCGGTTCGGCAATGCGATCAACTTCCGCGGCTTCCCCTCGATCCCCGGCGACGATCTGGTCACCCGCTATCCGAATGAGACCGATGCGAACTCCGGCGCGCCCCTGCGCCCGCTTGCCGATGGCTGAGACCCGTGCCCCGGCCGATCCCGCCCGGGTGGTGGCGATAGCGGAACGCTGGCTCGGCACGCCCTACTTGCATCAGGCTTCTGCCCGGGGTCTCGGCACCGATTGTCTCGGCCTTGCCCGCGGGATTTGGCGCGATCTGCATGGGGCTGAACCGGTCACCCCGCCACCCTACACCCGCGATTGGGGCGAAAGCAGCGGGCGCGAAGTGATGTGGGAGGCGGCACGGGCCTTCCTGATCGAAGTGCCACTTTCAACTGCGGGGCCGGGCGCGCTGATCCTGTTCCGCATGGTGGCAAGTGGCCCGGCCAAGCACTGCGGCATCCTTGTGCCTGGGCCTGCCGACAATCTGGCCCTCATCCACGCCCGTGAGACCACCGGCGTCACCCGCGAACCCTTCACCCTGCCCTGGCGCCGCCGCGCCGTGGCCGCCTTCCTCTTTCCAGGCTAATCCCCATGGCAACCATGCTCCTCGCCGCCGCCGGTTCCGCAATCGGCAGCGCCTTCGGCGGTGCGTTTCTCGGATTTAGCGCCGCCACGATCGGCGGCGCCATCGGGTCTTTCGCAGGCTCGGTCATCGACAGCCTGATCATCGGCTCCCTTGCGCCGGACCAGCGCATCGAAGGCGCCAAGCTTGACGATCTGCGCCTGACCTCGGCCACAGAAGGCGCCGTTATCCCGCGGCTTTACGGCACCATGCGGCTGGGCGGGAATATCATCTGGGCCACGGATTTCCGCGAGGAACAGTTCCGCCAGACTCAAGGCGGCGGCAAAGGCGGCGGGCCCAAGGTCGTGACCGAAGGCTATCGCTATTACGCCTCCTTCGCCGTGGCCCTCTGCGAAGGCCCGATCGGCGGGGCCTGCCGCATCTGGGCCGATGGCAAACCGTTTGATGTGCCCGCCGCGGTGATCCGGGTGCACCTCGGCACGGAAAGCCAGATGCCCGATCCCTTCATCGAGGCGAAGGAAGGCGCTGGACAGGCCCCGGCCTATCGCGGCGTGGCCTATGTCGTCTTCGAGGATCTGGCCCTCGAGAGTTTCGGGAACCGACTGCCCCAGCTGTCCTTCGAAGTGATCCGGCCCTCGCCCGATCCCGCCGCGATGGAACGCCTCGTGCGCGCCGTGAACCTGATCCCGTCCGCGGGCGAGTTCGTCTATGCGACCGAGACTGTCACCCGCACCACGGCCGCCCCGGACCTTTGGGGGTCTTCGGGTGGCAACGGCACCTCCACTCCGGAGAACGAGAACAGCGTCGAAGGTCTGCCCGACCTGGTGGCCTCACTGAACCGGCTCGACGCCGCCCTGCCCGAATGCGAGGCGGTGTCGCTGGTCGTTTCATGGTTCGGCACCGATCTGCGGGCAGGCGCCTGCCAGATCAAGCCAGGCGTGGAATCGACCACCAAGACCACCTCCCCGATGGTCTGGCAGGTGAACGGCGTGACGCGCACCGGCGCGCATGTCGTTTCCACTATCGACGGAGGCCCGGCCTATGGCGGCACGCCCACCGATGCCGCCGTGGTGCAGGCAATCCACGAACTGAGGGCGCGGGGCAAACGCGTCACCTTCTACCCGTTCATCCTGATGGACATCCCGGCCGCGAATACCCTGCCGAACCCCTATTCGCCGAACGGCACCGCGCCCGGCCAGCCGGTCTATCCCTGGCGCGGCCGTATCACCTGCGCCCCGGCGGCGGGCTTTGCGGGCACGGTTGACAAGACCGCAGCGGCCGCCAGCCAAGTGGCCAGCCTCTTCGGGTCGGCCGCGCCGGGGCAGTTTGCGGTCTCTGGCACAACGGTCAGCTTCACCGGCAGCCCCAGCGATTGGGGCCTGCGCCGGATGATCCTGCACTACGCCCACCTCTGCGCAGCCGCCGGGGGCGTGGACGCCTTTCTGATCGGCACCGAGATGCGCGGGCTGACGCAAATCCGCTCGGGCGCCTCGACTTATCCCGCCGTCAACGCCTTCGTGCAACTGGCCGCCGATGTCAGCGCCGTCCTCGGGCCCGGCACCAAGGTCAGCTATGCCGCCGACTGGTCGGAATACTTCGGCCATCAACCGGTCGACGGCACGGGCGATGTGTTCTTCCACCTCGATCCGCTCTGGGCTTCGCCGCATGTCGATTTCGTGGCCATCGACAACTACCTGCCGCTCTCGGACTGGCGCGATGGCGATGATCACCTCGACGCCCTAGCCGGATGGACCGGCCCGCACCAGACCGCCTATCTGCAAGCCAACATCGAAGGCGGCGAAGGCTTCGACTGGTTCTATGCCTCCTCAGCCGAGCGCCTGGCGCAAATCCGCACCCCCATCACCGATGGTGCCGGAAAGCCTTGGGTCTTCCGCCCGAAGGACCTGCGGAACTGGTGGAGCCAACCGCACATCAACCGCCCGAGCGGCGTCGAAAGCGGCGGGCCCACCGCTTGGGTGCCCGGATCAAAGCCGATCCGCTTCACCGAAGCCGGTGCGCCTTGCGTTGATCGCGGCACGAACCAGCCAAACGTGTTTGTCGACCCAAAGTCCTCGGAATCCCTGCTGCCGCATTTCTCGCGCGGCTGGCCCGACGAGTTCATCCAGCGCCGCTATGCCGAAGCCCTGATCGGCTTTTGGGCCAACCCGGCCAACAACCCGGCAGCGTCCCTTTACTCCGGCCGGATGATCGAGACGGCCGAGATTGCGCTCTGGACATGGGATGCCCGCCCCTTCCCCGCCTTCCCCACTCGCAGCGATGTCTGGTCGGATGCCGAGAACTGGCGGTTGGGGCATTGGCTCACCGGCCGCGCCGGGGCAACCGGCCTTGCCGAACTCGTGGCCGAGCTCTGCGCCCGTGCTGGGCTGGCCCCAGCAGACCTCGATGTCATCGATCTGGCCGGGTCGGTGCCGGGCTTTGCCATCAACGCGATTGAAAGCCCCCGCGCCTCGATCGAGACCCTCGCCCGGCTTTTCGGCTTCGACGCCTTCGAGGCCGAGGGCAAAATCTGCTTCCGCATGCGCGGGCAGCGGCCCGTGGCCACGATCACCCTCGACAGCCTCGTGTCTGCCAGCCGCGAGGCCGAGGATCTGGAACTGACCCGCGCGCAGGAGACTGAACTGCCCCTCGCCCTCAAATGGCGCCTGATGGCGCGCGACGAGGAATTTGCCGGGATCACGGTCGAGGCCCGGCGGATCACGGTCGACACGGCGCGGATATCCGCGGAGCAACTGCCCATCGCCTCGACCAGTGGCGCCGCCGAACGCGGAGTGCGCCGGGCCCTCTTCGAGGCTTGGGTCGGGCGCGAGAAGGTAAGCTTCACCTTGCCGCCGTCGCGCCTGGCGCTGGACCCGGCCGATGTGATCCTGCTCGATCACGACAACCGCCTGATCGAATTCGCTCTGACCTCGATCACCGATGGCGCAGGGCGGCGGGTGGAGGCACGGCGGTCGGATCGCGCGATCTATGATCTGGCCCCCGGGTCAGATCGGGGCGCGACCTCGGGCGCGAAGGCGGTCTATGGCCCACCGCTTGTGGCGCTGATGAACCTCCCGCAGCTGTCGGAAGATTTCCCGGACTGGCAGCCCTATGCCGCCGCCCATGCCGCCCCGTGGTATGGCACCGCGGCGGTCTGGCGATCGGCATCGACGGATGGTTTCGCGGTCCTGACCACTATTTCGCGGTCGGGATGGTTCGGCACCCTGGCCTTCCCCTTCTACGCCGGGCCGACCAACCGCTTCGACCGCGGCAACGAGCTTTGGGTCGACATGATTGCGGGCCAGTTCGCCAGCGTCAGTGATACGGCCGTGTTCTCCGGCACGAACTGGCTGGCGATCGAAACCGCGCCTGATCTCTGGGAGATCGTCGGCTTCGCCACCGCCAGCCTGCAATCCCCCGGGCGCTGGCGATTGACGCGGCTGCTTCGTGGCCTTCTCGGCACCGAGGACGCCATCGCCAATCCGACCCCCGCCGGGGCGCGGGTGGTCGTGCTGGACGGTGGGGTCAAACCCCTGCCGATCGGCAGTGCAGACTATGGCGCGGCCTGGAACTGGCGGATCGGGGCTTCGAGCAAGCCTGCGGGCGATCCGGCGAACTTGGCGGTCAGTTTCGCGCCATCAGCCCGGGGACTGCGGCCATGGCGGCCCTGTCACGCCCGGCGGGTCAATCTGCCCAGTGGTGTTATCGCCCTCAGCTGGACCCGCCGCACCCGCGCGTTCACGGGCGACAACTGGGCCCTGACCGAAGTGCCTCTGGGCGAGGCGGCAGAAGGCTACGAGATCGATATCCTGAACGGTGCGGCAGTCATGCGCACGGTTTCCGGCCTTGCCGCCCCAGCCTTCACCTACACGGCAGCCATGCAAACGGCCGACTTCGGCGCCATCGTTTCTGGCCCCCTCGCGCTGCGCATCGCGCAAATCGGCGCGCTGGGCCGCGGCGCCATTCTCGACATCACCCTTTGATCCGGAGGCCCCATGGCCGACACACCAAACCTGCGGCTCACCTTCCTCGAGGCGAACCAGGGGCAGAAGCACATCACCGTCAACGAGGCCTTCCGTGCCCTTGATGCCCTTGTGCAACCTGCCGTCGAAAGCAACGGGCTGAACACTCCTCCCGGATCGCCAGTCGATGGCGCCCGCTATGTCGTGGGCCCCAGCCCCACGGGTGCTTGGGCAGGCCAAGCCTTCGCGATTGCCGCTTGGCAGGATGGCGCCTGGGCCTTCTATCCGCCCGCGGAAGGCTGGTCCGTCTGGGATCGCGCGACAGATGCCGCCCTGACCTTTCTTGGCGGCGCCTGGGTGCGGCAGGCGGCACTGCCATTCCCGGACAACCTGTTTCGCCTCGCCGACGATGCCGATCCGACGCGGCTCGCGGCCTTCGATCTTTCAAGCCTGTCGACGGGCACGACTCGCACCTTCACCCTACCGAACCTGTCGACCACGCTCGCCCATCTCGGCAACGCGGCGCAGACCTTCGCGGGGGCGACGACGTTTTCGAATGCTGCGGTCACGATCGGCACGGCGACGACCACCGCCACGTATGGCATCGGCACCGGCGGCGCGACCACAGGCGTCACCAAGACGGTGAACCTTGGCACCGGCGGCGCGGCCGGATCGACGACCGTGATCAACTTAGGCTCGACGACCGCCGGGGCGCTGGGCAGCACCATCATCAACACGCCCACCGTCACCTTCGCCGCCAGCGTTACTGCGATCGGCGCGGCCGCGGCGAACGTGACTGCGCTGGGGCTAGGTCTCGGTGGTGCCTCGCCTGATGCGTCGAACCGGTTGAGCGTCAATGCCGCCGCGACACTCCTGAACAATGCGGGCGGGTCGCATGAGGCGACGATCAACAAGGCTGCGACCGGGAATGATGCCAGCCTAGCCTTGAAGACGGGGTTTTCGGCACGAGCGCTGTTCGGGCTTTTGGGCACGGACGATGTGACCCTGAAGGTATCGCCGAACGGCTCGGCCTTCTTCGACGCCTTCGTGATCGATCGGGCAACCGGGCGGGCGGAGTTCCCGGCGCCGATCGTGATCCCGGGCCTCTCCGCCGTGCCCGCGTCGCCACCGGCAGGCAAGCTTGCCCTCTACGGCCGCCAGCGCGCAGGCGCGCCTTGGCTGGAAGTCGTCCGGCCTTCAGGGCGCGACTTCCCCTTGCAGCCGCATATGGGTCTGAACCGGATCGGGGCCTGGGCTCCGGTCTCGGCCACGACCATCGCCGCCCAGGGCATCGCCCTGACCAGCGTCGGCACCGTCAGCCACCCGGCCCTGGCGACGGGATCGCTTCTCGCCAGTTCTCGGCGCTGGCGCGTGACGTCGGCCGCGGTGGTCGACTCGGTTTGTGATCAGCGCTCGGCCGTCACCGCCTGTTGGCGGGGCAATGCCGCGGGCCTCGGTGGATTCACCCTCGTCGCCCGGATCAGCCTGACAACCCTTCAGGCGACCGGCATGGGCTTCTTCGGGCTGTTGTCATCGGTTGCCGCCCTTGCCGTGACCACAACGCTTTCCGCGCTCGTCGAAGCCATCGGCCTCGGCTTCCAGCGCGGCACTCATACGAACTGGCAACTGGTGTGCAATGACGCGACCGGCGCGCCCACCCTCGTGGATCTCGGTGCCGGGTTTCCAGTCGTATCCGGTGGCCTGCTGACTTTGACGATCTGGTGCCCGGCCGCGGGCACGTCGATCTGGCTGCGCGCCGTCAACGAGCTGACCGGCGCCGTCTTCGAACAGGAAGTAACGACCGACCTGCCCCAGGCCGCGACCTTCCTGGCGCCGCGCCTCTTCCTGAACAACGGCGCCACCGCCGCGGCCGTCGCGTTCGAATGCACCGGCCTCTACCTCGAAACTGACTTCTGACCCCGAAAGGAGCCCTTATGTCGCCCACCGCCTCATCCGCCTACGTCGCTGAACTGCGCCAGCAGATCGCGATACTCTCCGAACGCTGCGCCCTTCTCGCCGCTGAACTGGCCGCCGCGCGGGAGGCGTCGAGCCCGCCACCGGACCCGACCAAGGCCAGTTGAACCCTGCTCAAACCGCCCCGCGCCCCGCCCTTCCGGCGGGGTTTTTCTATGCCCGAAAGGAACAACCCAATGAACGACCAAATCGACGCGTTGAAGGGCCTGCAAATGGCGCTGGCACGCCTCGGCTACTACACCGGCGCGATCGACGGCCTATTCGGCCCCCGCACCGAGGCCGCGCTGGAGGCTGTCGCCAACGAGGGCGGCGCGATCCGCAACCTGAAGCCTGAGGTCGCGGCGGCAGGCAGGCCGATGATCTACCAGGGCAGCGCCCGCTATCCGGTGGACGAGATCGTCATCCATTGCGCTGCCACCCACCCGGACTGGATGCAGGGCCACCCCTTCACCGCAAAGCGGAAGGAGATCGACCGCTGGCACCGCGAAGAGCGTGGCTGGCGCAAGATCGGCTACCACCATCTAATCGATCGCGACGGTACGATCCTGCCCGGCCGCGCCAAGTCCGAGATCGGCGCCGGGGTCGAAGGCCACAATCGCGGTGTGATTCATATCTGCCTGATCGGCGGCGCGGGTTCAGCCGCGACCGATCCCTTCGAGCGCAACTTCACAGCCGCCCAGGATCGCGCCCTGCGCGGCCTGATCGACGCCATCCGCGCCGAGACCGCCATCACCCGCATCACCGGTCACAACGACCACGCCGCCAAAGCCTGCCCGGGCTTCATCGTGCGCAGCTGGATCAACCGGGCCTGAAACCCACCAAAGGAGAGACCAACATGAACCTGATCAACCAACCCACCCTTCGACCCACCCGCAAGATGGCCGCGGTCGGCTGGACCAGCCTGCTCGGTCCGATCGTGGCCGCGATCATAGCGCCCTGGCTGCCGGGGTTGTCGGAAGCCTGCGGCGGGGAGGTGGGAGCGTCGCTCGTCGCGGGTGGGCTCGCGCTGGCCCAAGGCGCGGTGAACTTCGTGGCCGGGTATGTGGTGAGGGACTCAGCCAACGAAGCAACAGATGACTAGATGAGAAGCCTTCCACTGAAGGGTTACCAGCGAGAACGAACAAACAACCCTCACTTGTTGCTTGCGTTCTGCTGCACGCTGGGTACCTAATCCCGCTGAAGCGGGTGCAGGATTAGAAAGATGGATAGAGTCAAAGCGCTGGAGATTGAATCCAAACTGAAAGGCCAAACTCTACAGCAGTGGCAAATTTCTTCCTTGATAAACTTTGGAAAATCGGCAGCCGTTTTCCGCGGCAAAAACATTACAGATGGAGGCACGGTTGCAATTAAGATATTCGACGACGAGCTGATCGAAAAGTATGGAGACAGTGCCCAGCTCAAGCGAATTGATCGAGAGCTTGAACTTATTGGAAAGTCTCACCCCAACATGGTCAAAATCCTCGGGGGAGGCTTCGATAGCGTTACAGGAAACCATTTCATTGTTATGGAGTTCCTGCCAGGGAAGAACATTGTCCGTCGTCGAATGCTTTGGAACGGGTGGCCTGATTTTGGAGCGGAGAGCTCGGGCTCATCGGGTTCAGGTTATGCTGCTTGACGCTGATGGTTCAAGCGGCGGTTTTGGATGGTCTGCTGTTTGATGCGCGTCCTTTCAGCCAGGATGGTTTCGCCGCGCCCGAAGTAGACGTCAGCTGGGGTGAGGTTGCC